CCGGTCCTGCTTCATACGAGCAGCAAGCATCAGCGACCACGTTGAGGCGGATACTTGATTCGCTAGAACGAGAACTGGCACAGCTTGTAGACCTCTACTCAACTGAGTTGGGACAGGTCGGGTTCTACTACATGGATGGCCTATTCCAGGCTGAAGTGTCTGAGATGCAAGGGCTACCGCAACTGGCGGTAATCGTCTGACCCAATATAAACGGAAACTTGCATTTGGGTGGCTGATCAGGTCCCCCATTGAGGGCAAGTCCCACAACGTTCATACGAACATATTCTTAGCCTTCTAAAAACCCCACGTTTATCAGGGAAAGAACCTTGGTGTCTACCTGTAACAAACGTGGAAACTTGAGCTTGAAAAGGGACATTGGAGATACGTCCTGGTCAGAGGGATTTCCTGTTTGATTCTTGACGGCCCCCCGAATGTTCGATATGCTTGATACATGCTCCTCCCACAAACGGCATCCGATCAGCATTTAGACCTCATCAGATTGATGGGATCAGACGTAATTGGCCCCGAAGTAGCTGAGTTTTTGCTGAAAGGACGCAACAACGTCGGTCCTGACATGAGGCTATTGGCAGAGCAGATACACACCGACCTCAAAGGGGCTGGGACATACGCAGTGACCAAGAACATGCTGCGGGTTATCCGTTCAGGCATGAACGATGCACGCGAGAAGAAGCTGCACATAGCCTTGAAGATGAATCAACTCCCCACCACGAGTGGATTCCTATGGCTAGAAACCCCAATGAACATGCCGACGTATCCAGACATGGAGAAGGTCGCTGTCTACTCCATTGCGTGGGTGCGGGGGACTACTCGCTACCACGACAAGGACGACGACAACAAGATCAAACACGGTGCGGGCATCTATCTGGTGCCTGTCATCAAGCAGACGCGGTACTGGGATGAACTCGACAAAGAGATTGTCCCCTACTCGTACTGGCCGCACGACCTTGTGGGCTGGACCGCCGATCTGGATTGGACTCCTTCCGAATCCAACATTGATTACGAGGCCAGAACAGAAGCCAACACCGAGGAATGGCTGATTCACCCTGCCGGTGCTGCCCTCAGACAGTTCATGCTGTGCTTCTGGGCCTTGTGCAACCAGAAGATCGCTTCTGGGAACAGAGGACGCAAGGCGCGTAGACGTTGGATCAGCGAAGTGGGCGAACCACCTCACGAAGGAAGCGTGCGTGTTGTCACCCTTCGACGTTTCACGGATGATGAAACCGAGTTCACGGGTGATGAAAGTGGGCGGGAGTGGTCCCACCGGTGGATTGTGAACGGTCACTGGCGCAACCAGCCCGTTGGCCCAGGTAGGAAGGAAACTAAGCTGATCTGGATAGCACCCTACGAAAAGGGGCCGAAGGACAAGCCACTAATAGTGAGGCACGATGTCAACATCCTTTCCAGATAAGTCAATCAAGAAAGCCTTGGAAGACTTACAAGAGTCGATTGAGAGTCTCGGGCCAGCATCGGCGGTCGTAGCGAAAGCACTCACCAATTTTGAGAAGGATGCCCGTCTTCGTGATCGTGTTGTTGACCTCAACTCAGACGAGGGTGCCAGCATGAAGGAGGAAATGGAGAAGGGGCGCGAGGGTGGTGGCAAACGTGACGAACAGATCATCGCTATCTATGCCTATGACGAGGACGATAAGCCTTTGTGGTTCTTCCGCGAGTGGAGTGTGTCCAGCATCTTTCGTCATGTGTTCGGCTCCAACTGGGAGATGCGCGTCTATTCCAACCGGTTCTTTGAGAATCTGTTGAAGCAGTTGGACGACATAAAAACGCGTCAGCCGTTACTGGTCACGATGTCAATCCACTACGAATGGATGATGAAAGAAGGTACGTGGAAGGGGACAAAAGACGCCATCGTGGGCATCTCAGGTCATTCGTTACGCCTTGAAACCCTCACCGGAGACTTCTTGCTGGAAGACGTTGCATCTCTCACTGACGCAGGCTAGGTTCTTACGTCCGGTTGCAGTCCGACAAAATCGGACAGGACGGCACGACGCAAGAGTCGAGGACAGAATCCTGGGATCGCAGAATCGCCCGAGGAAGACCCCCGACCGCCTGAGAATGGCGTTCCTCTTATATACCGCGCGTACCGCGTAACGCGTACATACGGATCATAATTATTGAACACACTGACTGTTTCTACTACCATTACGGTCAGCCATGAATACCCACAGCACCAAATTCAAAGTCCTGTCGGCTGTTATTGATCATTATGAGGTCAAGTCGTTCGGGCCTACCGTTGAAGAAATCGCGGATGAGGTTGGTCTGGGTGGTAGGTCCACTGTTCAGTTTCACATCAACGACCTACGCGACCAGCATCTCCTAACGAATCTTCCCAACAGGCCGCGCACCCTTCGCGCTACCGAAAAAGGCGAGAAGCTAGTTGAACTACTACGGTCGTATGGCGACTCTTAGAGGGGAACCTTCATCCGAAGCATCCGGCTGGTATTCTGACACGCGGCATACTGCCGGTGCAGAAGTGGGCGTACACGCATTAGAACTAGCGGCTGAGAAGCTGATGGAAATCAGTCAGTCCGAAGCTCCGTCCGAAGAACAACTCCGCAACGCCCTCTCTGGCTACGTCGAGTTGGTCGAATCAGCAAAAGGTGTTGAAGATTCCGTGAAGCGTGTGAACATCATGCTTAGAGTGACAGGACAAAACCTAATGGAGAAAGTCTGATGGCAACTGGTGGATGGTGGGATAACGCTCCCTGGAGAAGCAAAGAAGCGCACAGCGACCACATTCATATAGACGGCGTAGACAACGCGTCCGTGACTTTCGGGAAGCTCGAAATTGACACCACGGCCTTGGAAAAGCTCTTTGAGCCAGTCCACATCTTGGGTCCAGACGACAAGCCGATAGACAACACCACGATGGGTACCTACTCCATCACTGTGGGCGACAGCACCAGTGACTCCAATCCGTACGACAGCAGCACAACGGACTTTCAGTGGTCTGCTTCGACCACCTCCATAGTTCCTGCTCCTGGGATTCCGCTTCCAGAAGGAATGACCGAAGACGAGGCAAAAGCGTTGCTGACCACTTGTGTCGTGTGCGAGGACCCTGCCCCAGGCATCTGCCCTACCTGCAAAGAGGCTATACAGACAGCACGCGCTCAGATGCTCAAAGACTGGATGCGGGAACTGGAAGAGTTCAAGCAGGCGGGATGACCCTCCGTCGTGACGCATTGCGTGTAGTCGCGCTCATTCCATTCGCTGACAGATACATAGACGGAACCATTGCTCGCGCCTGGTGGTGGGCTGATGAAATCCTTGTAGGCGTAGAAAAGGCACAGATCACAGACGCCGAAACGGTCCTCATCCCAGATCGTGAATCCGTCGAAAGCATGACAGTCCTCTGGGCAGAGGCGGAACGTAGGTTCGATCTGACGGCAGACGACTACATTGCAATCCTTCATTCGGGCGAAGTCCTTGCTGACGCAAATCCGCTTCGGCCAGCGTTGAGACACCACTACGGGCAACGTTTGGGCGCGACACTCCACTGGATGTGGAACAAAGAGCAATATCGCTGGGACTGGCAAGAGCCACGAACAGTGTGGCCGTTCATCCCCTATCGCAAAGAGGGAAGGTTCACACATCCACCCAACTTCATCGTCCGCGGTCCACACTACGTAACGTCAATCAACGCCGTCCAACATCCTGTGGCTGACCTGCTTGCATACAGGTTCGCCACACCAAGCTCCAGGGAAGAGTGGCACGACCACTACAAGCAATCTTCATATGAACCACACAAACAATACCGACAGGCACTCCGTGGTCCGGCACGTTTGCAGCCTTGGGTTCACGGGGGGTTGATGTGACCGATCCGAACTTCGACGACTCGAAATACGTCAAGGGAGCCTCCGGCCAGATACTCGAAGTGCTGGTCATTGAAGAGAAGGTGTGGTTTGAAACGAACCTGCTCAAATACAAGAACGAATACCAGTTCGAGAACATCGCTGACCTTCAAGACCTGGACCGCCTGCTTGGGTTGGAATTGCTGTCTTACAGATTTACTGCATGGATGACTCGCGGTGTGGACTACGACAATCTCCAGTTCCCAGAGAAAGACGTGCGTGACACTAAACAGAAGATCGACACCGAAATTCGTTTGCTCAAGAAGCACATGGGCATGGACCGCAAGGGTCGTGTTGAGTCAGAACAGGAGTCAGTCGGTGAGTACCTGACCAGCCTGAAAAAGAGAGCGTTGGAGTTCGGGATACACCGTGACAACCAGATAGCGAAGGCAATTGACATCTTCCAAGACCTGAAAACACAGGTGAGTTTGTACGAGCGGTGCGACGAAGAGGAACGTCGTGAACTGGGCGCGGAGATGGATGACATTTTCAAATGGATCATTGAAACGGCCATTCCTGAGTACGATAAAATAGACGATCGGTTCCGAGAGAATCAAACCCTATGGATCAAGGAGGTCAGCTAATGCCTGACGAGGAAACACTGGACGTGATGGTGCCGGAGTCAGAAGACCCCGTTGCCACGATTGAGGTCGAACCTGCTCCCGCCGAAGACGAGCCGGAGACTGAGCCGGAGACTGAGCCGGAGACTGCACCACCCCCACCTCCTCCGCCGCCGCCACCGCCCCCGCCTGATCCCGAGCCGGTAGAGGAACCCGCCGAAGAAGGCCCGCTTACTCCGCAGCAAGCTGCACAGCGCAACATGGTGGCTGGTTCTGAGGCGCTTGCCGCACGCGAGTCGCAGAAGCTGAAGTACCGCCTTGGGCAAAAATAGAGAAGATTTGTCCCCATTGACGTAAAAGTCGGTATGATGAGAGTGCTTTGGTGAAGCAGAGCAGCCTGTTTACGGGCGGAGAACGGCCCCCTTCGGGGGGTCGTTTTTGTTGTCCGAAATCATTTTGTTCGTTTGAACGTTAGGCTGTGCGAGTATGGCGGTACAGAGTGTTGGTTTAACTGAAGCAGAGTCGTATTTGGTCGCCATGTTGGAAGACCCGTCAGGCATTGACCTGGCGGAATTTCTTTGGGAAGACCCAATGGCCTCCAACAAGCAACTGATCTTTCGAGCATGGGACTTTCAGCATTCGTGGTGGCGCGACTCGTCCACCCTCATGTTGGATCAGTGCGCCCGTGCTGTGGGCAAGACACAGAGCATCATTCTTCGTGGTTGGGCGTTCCCAATGCAGTATCCCGGCGCAGAGATGGTGGTCACTGCTCCAGAGCTTGTTCACCTTGACCCATTGACCTCTCGTATCGAAGACAGGATCAAAGGAACCCGTATTACCCGCGAACTCTTACCTAAAGGTGTAGGTAGAGGGTTCAAGCATCGCCCCTTCCAAGTGAACTTCACCAACGGCTCCAAGATTCTCGGTCGCATCCCACAGAGGGACGGCAAAGGGGTGAAGGGGTTGCACCCTTTGAGACTGGAGTTGGACGAAGCGCAGGACTATCCCGAAGCAGGCTGGATTGAGTTGGTGGAGACACTGACTCACGGTAAGGAAAACGCTCAGTGGCGCGCTCATGGTGTGTCCAAGGGTGTGCGTGACGAGTTCTATCGCCATTCGCAACCAGGGTCGGGTTGGTCGGTCCACAGGCTCACCGGTATGCACCGACCCACATGGTCAGACCAGGAGCGCATTGACAAAATCGAGATGTACGGGACTAGGGACTCACCCGACTACAAGCGGAACATCCTCGGACTCCACGGTGACGCCACCAATCCCCTGTTCGTGTTGCACCGCCTCATGGCAACGGTCGATGACAACGAAGCATCTGACTACAACCAAGACGTGTACTACTACCGCAGAATCACAGACGAGATGGCGATGCCTGTGGACATCATTGACTTGATCGACCTGCCGCGTTCCCACAAAACATGGAAGATAACTTGGGCAGGCATGGATGTGGGGATGACCAACCACCCATCTGAGATTCTGATCTTTGGTGACGAAGCCAAAAAGGACCAAGAACCCGTAAGCAGGCTCCTGGCTCGCATTCATCTGGAACGAATCAGATCATCCGATCAACGTCGAGTCATCGAATACCTGTTCGACGAATACCAGTTCCAACGCTTCACTATGGACCGCACCGGACTGGGACTCCCTATGTTTCAGGAACTACAAGACGGAGCGCCCGCAATCATGGACCGAGTGATCGGGTACAGCGCAGACCAGAAGCTGGTCATTGGCTGGGACGAACACGAAGACTGGCAGGACCCGTCGGACTTTGAAATCAAACGTCAAGCCAAGGAATATGGGTATGACCTGCTTCGTACCTACGTGGATCAGAAGCGACTCATCCTCCCGTGGGACACGGAGCTATTGGGTGAGTGGCAGGGCCAAACCTGGACGCGGGAACAGTCACAGACCAACGCTTACGGACGGAAAACGTTCGCACGAGGGAAGTTCCACACGCTGGATGCTGCCTCAATGTTCGTTGCCGGGAAAGAACTTCACGCCCTGGAAAAACTCAAGGAAATGCGGGAGGAACACGAGGATGTCGGGATGATATTCGTCTAAGCTGACCTTAATGGACCTTCGTGTGAACAAACTCGACACTATTGACAGCTATTCTGAGGAAATCAGGACCATCCTCGATCAGATCGTAGACCTGCCGATGGACGCTCCTGGGATAGTGATCGAAACCTGCATGGGACAGATGGCGCGATGTACCGAGATACATGTTCACCTTTCACAGATCGAATTCACCGACCGCAAGGCCAAAGTGGTGCGAACGCTGCAACTGAAACCGGTCATGGAATTGATCGAGTTTCTTTACAGGGGGGCGTCGCGGATGACCGAGATACGTCGTCAAGAATTGGAGATGTCTAAATGACGGTCAACTACCACGAAGCCGACGTGAACGACGACGGCAGCATTGTTGTCAGCGAAGTGGAACCCGCCGAGGTGCTTGGGTCGGAAGCGTTCCAAATGCTCGACCCCCGCTTTCAGAGGTCATTGGCGTCATGGGCCGAAGACACTCAACCGAGCGAACGTCGCAAGAGGGGACTGTTTCAACGTAACAAGTACGTTACGCCTGGTGAGATTCTGAGCCAGATGGCCCTTGCCTACGACGCTGCCGATGATGACATCGTGTCGGGCGTGCTTGAGACTTCAGAATCCATCGCCTTCCAGAAGATTCAGTTCGAGTCCGAAGATCAGGATCAAGAGAACATTTGGAATCAGATTGGCGAAGACCTCAACATAGACGGGTTCATTCGCTCATTACACCGGGAACTGATGCTGGTATCCCAGGTGTATCCAGTTCGATGGTGGGGCCGCAAGACATACAAGGTTCGCGGTAAGGGGGAGAAGGGACGGGAGCGTCGCAAGGAGTTCGACTTGGCTGTTCCCGTCGGTCTTGGGTTCATGGACCCGTTGCGTGTGGTCCCCGTGGCTGGGGATTTGTTCGGCAATTCGCAGCTTGCGTGGATTGCGTCCCCCGAAGAATTGTCCCAATTCAATTCAGAGGAGTCGGACGTAGAGGATCGTCTAATCAAGTCGTTGTTCGTAGGAAGATACGAGCCGCCACGCGCGGAGGCCGCCAAACTTGAGAAGGAAAAGATTCCGATAGACCGTTTGATGCTTCTCAATCCGGCGTTCGTTTTCCGTCACACTCTGACGAAGGCTCCTTACGAACGATGGGCGAACCTTCGTATGAAGGCTCTGTTCCCACTGCTCGACCTGAAGCATCAGGTGAGAGAAATGGATCGTGCGTGGCTGCTGGGCGGGATCAACTTTGTGGTCCTTGTCACCCGTGGGACCGACCAGATGCCCGCCAAGAGAAACGAAATCATTGAGATGGCGGGGAACATGCGTACCCAGTCGAAGTCACCGATCATCGTGACCGACCATCGGGTCAACATTGAAATCATCACTCCAGATGTGGAGCATGTGTTGGATCGTGACAAGTGGGCCGTGCTTGACGAGCGGATCATGATGCGTATGTGGGGGACGTTCATGCTGTCGTCTGATATGGGTGGCCGTGAGACTTCGGTGACGATGGGCAAAGTTGTCGCCCGAGGGTTGTCGTCCCGGCGTCACATGTTGAAGCGCACTCTTGAGAAGGAGCTTGTGCGGGCCGTGCAAGAACACCCCGATAACGCAGAACAGAACTTTGACGAGAAGGTGCGACTGGAGTACACGCCTCGTCACATCGAACTCGAATTCGATCCCACACTGTCCACCATCATGCAAGAGCTTCGAGACAGAGGCGAACTGTCACGGGAGACAATCCTTGCCGAACACGGGTTCGATCAGGAGTTGGAGGCGCAACGTAGGGATGTTGAAAAGGAAGAGTTCGACGACAAGTTCCCGCCGACCAACGTGCCGTTTGATTCAGACGATGCCACTCCTGGTGGATCGGGTCGAAAGAACAGACCGAAACCTGACCCCGAAGAGTAAGGGGCTTATGGGAACATGGGGCAAGACGACACGGCGATTCTCATGATTGGGACGTTGATGTTCTGGGCAATCGCTGTGGCTTGGCTGATGAATAGGAAGAAGTGATGTTTGAAGTAATTGGCGACAAGTTCTACGCCACTTCCAAGGCGTATATCGTGGAAGAACCACGGGACATACCACGAGAGATGGCGAGCGACTTCGACTGGAAGCCCAGCAACCAGTCATTCATCTGGGTCGTGGGTCGTTACGTTCAGGCGAACAACTTGAACAAGAACGGTCACTTTTGGTCCTTTGATGACCTGAAGGCTGGGGAAGATTCCATCACTCATACTCCAGTCAACGCGCTTCACGATTGGGATCGTCCTATCGGCACAGTCGTTCAGACGAAGATGGTGCAACGTGAGGCCAAGCCTGAAGCGTCCGAAACGTTCCCCGAGATTCAGGCGTTGAGCGTCATCTGGGGAGCGAACTTCCCAGAGATGGGCCAACTCATCAAGAAGGCACACGCCGACGGCGAACTGTTCTACAGCATGGAGTGTGTGGCCGAGTCGAAGCAGTGCCTCAACTGCGAGCGGGTATTCCCGTTCAAGGCGAGTGCAGCCGAAACGTGTGAGCATCTAGGTGCCGACGCGAACTCCCCACGAAGGTTCATCAACCCGACGTTCCTTGGCGCAGCCCTCATCTTTCCCCCAGACAAACCAGCGTGGCCCGATGCTGAAATCACAGAAGTAGCTGCACGGCTAACTCGTCAATACGCCAACAGGGAGAACGATCCGGTGGCCCAGTGGGAAACCACGATGGCTTCCGTGGTCCACTCCTACGGCACCTGACCTCTTAACCAATCCTTTCGCTGGTAATCTTCACTCGAAGGATGGATTAGACGTTATGTCTGAAAAAGAACTGCACGACCTTTTACTGGCCGAAAAGCCGGAGGGCGCGCACCACAATGAAGATAAGTGTCCGATCTGTTTAGTAAGAGAAGAAGCCTCTCAGGAGGAGAATGTGGCAGAAATCACACAAGAGCAACACCAAGCTCTCATTGACGCTGCCGTCGAGAAGGCAAAGGATGAGGCAGTAGCCGCGTCTGATGCGGAGATTCTCAGCCTCGGTGAGCAGCTCGCAGCGGCCAAAGAGGAGTCTGAATCTCAGAACGTAAAGGTGACAGAGCTTGAAGCTCTGATTGCCGAGCGTGATGAGTCAGATCGCCTTGATGAGCTTGCTGACGAACGAGCAGAGCTTGTCCGAGCCGCTGAAATCAACTTTTCTGACGAGCAGATCGAAGCAAGGAAGTTGTCGTGGGCCAAAAAGGATGAGGAAGAGTTCAACGCTCTCGTTGAGGACTACAAGGCTGTTGCGACAGCTAAGTCCGACGAGAACGATGACGAGACTCCTCCGCCTTCGGACTTCGACGGCACCCGAGAAACCGCTGGTGATGAAACGACACCGAACACTCTCAAAGAGTTCTTCGGTTCGGACCTCACCGCGGCCGATACGGCTCTATAAGGAGGTGAGCTAATGGGTTCAAGTGGAAGCTCCCGTAACTTCGGGATGCGTCGGTTCACGAACCTAGTCCGCGAGGCACGCTTCCGTGCGCCATCGGCAACCGCTCTGCGGTTGGGGACTCTGGTTGAAATTGATCCGGCGGATACTGCAAGGGTGCGAGAGGCCAATGCGACATCTGGAGTAGCCATCGGTGGCTCAGGGGATGTATCCCTGAACACTTGTGGAATTCTCTGGTATGAGCATGACTCTCAAACCATTGAGGGACAAGCCGCTGGCTCTCTGAACATTGACCTTGATACCGCTCCGGTTGACCGGATGGTTCAAGTGCTTCATGGCAAGGGAGCCAAAGTTTGGCTGCGTAATACAGACCTCGACACCACTGAGGCTGGTCTTAATTTCCCATCGAGCCGCGCTGCGGTTGTGATGGTGAATGGGCTGGGTGCGGCGGGTGTCGCGGTTGACGACCTTCTGGGTTGGAGCGCAGCTAACGATTATTGGGACGTGACCACGACTGCGGCCGAGGCTTTCCTCGTCGTTACCGCATTCGATGACACGTTGCAGACACTCGACGCCACTTTGCTGGTCTAGAAAGGAGGAGTGAAAAATGTCATTGTTCAAGAACCTAATTGACAATCACGGTCGCTCATCCGAGGACCGCGAGAAGGCAGCGAAACTGATTGAGGCTGTTAACGCAGACGCTCGGGAGAACTGGAATGACCCCGAATGGCGGCGTGAGATGGCCGGGATTCTGACTCAATCAATTCTGGAGGGTTTCCAGTATGAGTCGTTTTACGATCAGATCATCGACGTAGAGCGAGTCGGCTTTACTGACCGTGTTCTTATCGAAGAAGAGACTGGCCTGGAAGTCTTCTTCATCGCTAAGGGCGGTCACATTGAGGCAAGCTCGATGGTCAGCGAGACACTGGAGATGCCACGGGATACCCTGGGTTTCCACGTTTATGAGTTTGAAGACAAGATGGAGGCCAACTTTGCGAAGTCGGCAGCCACCCTTCGTTCTCTCGCTGTGCAGCGTCTAGACGCAACCGTTAACCAACAGATTCGTGCGCTGGTAGAGGCAGCCGTCGGAATAGGACATGCGTCCTACATCACGGGAGCCGGAATCTCACAGCCCGCACTGAACCAAGCCATCCGCGAGGTTCGGGACGAGTCCAATGGCGGCGCTATTACGATCGTAGGCCGTGCGCCCGTGGTCGATCAGATTGCCGACTTCACAGGGTTTGCTGATGAAGCCCTTGAGGAGATTCGTGCAAGAGGTCGCCTGGGTGTGTACCACGGTGCGAGCGTTGTCGCTTCGATCAACTACAAGGATCAGGTAGGCAATTCGTACATTCCAGCGAATGAAATGTTCGTCATCTCATCGGATGCGGGCAAGTTCGCCATGTACGGTGGCCTCAAGTCCAAGGAGTACGTCGAGCAAGACAACTGGTACTGGCACTACATCGGTAGGCAGGACTTTGGTGGAGTTATGATTCGACCGGAGAGGCTCCGCAGAATCGTTGACACCAACGTCACGCCATAGTCGCTACAAGAAGCAAAAAGTCGGTCTGTTAAGGGCCGTAGGGGGGAACTGGTTAACGGTTCCCCCCACTTCTTGACCCTCTTTCAGGTATGCTTCGCATGAACGACCGAAAGGAACGGGATGGAAGCGCCAACAAACGTAGAGGTGTGGAAGAACTCATCGAACGGGATGAGGTGGTACACCAAGTTCGACACGATGGGCAGGGAAACCTCGAAAACCATCGGGCCGAGTCGTACTTTCACTCTCACCGTGCTTGAGCGTCAAGTGAATCAAGAAAAAGCTGCGATGCCTGAGATGGACCTGTTCCGTGACGGCACGTTTGTTCTTGTGAAGGCTGCTGATGAGACAAATCGCGATGAGATTGATTCAGTGAACGCGTTGACCGACAAGGACCTCGGGGAGATTGCATACAAGGTCGTAGACGACCCTTCGTACATCGACAAGGTGTTGAAAGAGATTGACTCTCCCATTGTGATCAATCGTCTATTGGAGTTCCTGGTGGCAGAGGACGCGTCAGTGAGCGCAATTGACAAGACGAAAGCGGCGTACGGTGAGGCTGACGACAGTGTTAAGGCGACAAGACGGACGGTAGTTACCACCACGCCAGCGCCTCAAATCTAGGGGGAGACAGTGGCTGAACAACACGGGGGGTTTGAGTCAATAGCGGCCGTCCCTGTTGATACGGTGAAAGAGGCCCTGAACCGGACAATGGTCATGGGCCTTCCCGTGACGAAAGCAGACCGGCCCACCTTCTACTTCGACCGGGACGTGACCTGGACGGATCACGATAGCGAAGATCAGCCCTGGGACTGGGATGCTGTTCCTGTCACCGACACCACACAAGCTGCGGTGCAGCCAATATGTGCGGTTGAATTCTTCTCACCCTTGGGTAGGCAGGGCGGTGTCAACACTGAGGTTGGAGAATTCAATCCCACAACGGTCGTGTTCACGTTCATGGACGACCAGTACGCAAAGATAATCGGCTTCTCGTACGCCACTGTGGGTATCTCAACCCAGAAGTGGTTCTTCCGTTTCTGGCGTCCATCTGTGGGGTTGGGCGGCATGACGGTGTACCAGGTGCATGGCGTGGCGGAAGGGATTGACTGATGCCACTCGTCGGTGGTCTTCGTGACCGGATGCTGGCCGAATCGGTCAGGGAACAGATCATCGCGCATCTGGACACGTTGGGCTGGTTCGATGTGGGCCGTTATCACTCTGATCTGGTGATCGTGACGGCGTATCCCGACGATACAGTCGAGGTTGCACCGAATACCGTGGCGTTTTCAATGGATGATGCTGACGGACGTGACCTGGAGATGGGATCGAGAGCGGAAGAACATCAGTCCGTCATGTTCATAGACCTGTTCATGGAGGACGATTCTGTCGGGTGGCATCTGTCGGGAGATTTGTACGCCTTTCTGAAGAAGACCGCACAGTTGGACGTATATGACTACGAGAATGCGAAGAACGTCGAGTTTCAAGTGGACATAGAACGAGTGAACCGCAGTAGACCAGCCAGGGTGAATCAGGCATGGCAGAAGTATTGGCACATCCTGTCGTATGCCGCGGTGGATTTGAGGACGAATGCGTGATGACAACAACGGTGTTGCCAAGCTGATAGCAATTCGCGGGAATAGGACCACAGCGTCCGTGCTGTCGTGGCTAGAAGACAACATTTACAAGCACCTCACCGAAGAGGAGCAGAAGAACACACGAAGGATGATCTTGGACCACATCAACGGGTTCAAAGACCTGGCTATCGACATTGTGAAAGCAGACACGAGCTACATCAATGAGATATGGGCTGAAAAGCTCGACGAGATTCATCAAGAGTTGCGAAAACGATGAGCATAACGGTCACTATCGACCCACCCGTAGAGTCCGTCGCTACCAGCTTTGAAATCATGGCTGAAGGTGTTGCTGAAGGGACGGCAACAATCAACAGGGACATTCTTGACAGTCTCTACGACAAGTCTCGCGAAATCTTCGCGTCCACTATTGAACGTCCTGGGCAGTCAGCCACGATGGGAGGGAACACGTATCGTCCCGGTTCGCGTGCTACCGGCAAGTTCACTTTCGGTGATAACGCAACGTTCCGTGGAACAACGACCCAAAGTGGCCCCATTTCGACCATCACATATCCGAACGAAGACACCGCTGATAGCATTACTGATCGGGCATGGCGACACCTTGAAGAAGGGTCAGCTTCACAGCAGATGCCGTTGGGCATATGGCGCGATTCGAGCGGAAGCCGTGTCCCTTGGGGAGAAGGCACCGATGATCAGTTTTTCCCCGGTGGACGCAAGGGCAGAGGAGGCGAGAGGTGGGAAGTCGCTGGTATCCAGGCCAAGTATTTCATTCGTGACGCCGTAACGGATGCTGCGGACAGGTTGGAGTTGGCATACCAGGAATTGGCTGATGATATAGCCGTAGAAGTGGAAACTTATGCGTATCAGCATGCGCCAGAAGTGATTCCACAACCCACTGCTGACTTCCGTGTGTTCGTCAGTGCGTCCTCCCGAGCGAGGGCACACTGGAGGCGTCCACCAAACTGGGCTAAGAACAAGGTTTGAGACTGGTATTCTTCATTCGAAGGATTCGATTAGGAGCGTAAATTCATGGCAATTAAGGGTGGTCAGATTCTCCATGTTGCTGGCGCTGCCCAAGGGACTGATGTAGGCACCTTCCTGGTGGACCGCATTCAGACTGGCGGCGTTACAGGCATCAACATCAACGAAGAACGCCTGGAGGAGTTGGGTAACTACCTAGCCATCGGGACAGTTCGAGATATTCCTGACCTGACATTTGAAATAGAAACGTTCGACGTGACGACTGAGATTGAGTCGGTCATCACAGGCGGCGACAACACTGAGGCCACTGGGACAGAGTTCGACCTGGCGCTTGCGAAGCCACTCGACATTCTTTCCCCCTACAAGACTTCCACGGTGTTCACGGCAGACAACGGTTCGGTGATCATTCCGACCCTCTTCCTTGAGTCAGCGTCGTATTCGATGTCTCTGACCGACTCGATGACCAGCACTTTCGGGTTCCGTGGCGACTCGGTGTTCTATGTGCCAGGTTCGCCTTATCGTGAGTCATATTCAGGCGATGCCATTGTGACGGCGTATCCGTTTGCGAATTCGGCTCTCCAGTCTGTTATCGGTACAGATATCTACTTTGCCTTGGCTGTCTATGTGGACGGTGTGAAGCAGAGGCTCGGCACGGATTTCACCAACACGGCGACCGAAGTGACGTTTATCGTCGCTCCCCCGGTGGGGACCGACAACATAGTCCTTATCTACGGTTCGGCCACCGCCGCAACCTTCGGTCAGGGACTCCACAACGTGGCTGACCCTGCCGGTGTTCGTGGTCGTGACATTCAGATTCAGTTGGGTGACGGCGCTGCCGCTTACACCGACTGGTTCGGTGTCCAGTCCGTCAACATTGACTGGTCAGTGACCCTGGAGCGTGACGAAGAGTTCAACAATGCTCTCGTCGTTGCCCAGGACTTCGACACACCCGAATGCACGGGTTCTGTCACCATGAAGCCAGCGGACGTGGCTTCGTTGATCGCTCAGGTTCAGGCCGTGGCTGACCTTACGGCAACGGATATTGTGAACGCAACGCAAGACCCACCGGAGTTGGAGTTCAAGGCCATCGTCAAGGATGGGGCTGGTGCGACCACCAAGACGTTCCAGATCAACGACTGCAAGTGGGCCATGCCTGCCCTTCAGGGCAACGTTGGAGCCAAGCTCGAAGCTGACTTCACCTTCAGTTCGGCTTCTGGCGACCTGAACATCTTCAAGGAAGATCAGCCGTAAAAATCAACGGCCGGGGATTGCACGCAGGAGCCTCCTTCGGGGGGCTTCTGTTATTGTTCGAGTGAACGTCCGAATGGAGGAATGATGGCAAAAACACAGGCCCACCTGTCCGACCTGTTCAAAACAGGCGCATTGATCACCTTTACCGGGGAGCAGGACGGCAAAGAAATCGAAGTGTCGGTCTATCTACGGAAGCCGATATCTTCACAGCACGAACAGGCTGTAGCTAAAGCTCGCGGTGCTGCGGCGCGTGTCAAAACCAAGTACAGGGACAAGGAATCAGACGAGTACGTGTCCCTGATGGACGAGCTTGACCCTCTCGACACCAAAGACCTCATGATTGACCAGATGATGCACTTCGAGGAGGGCACTCTACGTTCGCAGGGTTACAACGAGGTTCTCTACGACGACAAGTTTGCGGCCAAAGACGACGACGGGAAACTTGTCTGGGGAGAGGGTGGCGAGGATTACATCGAACTGCTGGCAGCCATGACCGACCGTATGGAGGAAATCCAAACCCACAACACAAAGCTGTCAACCGAAGACTCTGATCTGTCGATCACCTATGAAGATGACGAAGAGTTGTCGAAAATGGAAGCGCATCGCACCACTTTTGACGTTGCTGTGGATGCACGCGTTGACATCTTGACGACTGATAAACGTAAGGAGTTCACACCGAAGCGGTTCACCGACATACAGAAACTTCTTGTGAAGAAACTGATAGACCTTGAATCGTCACTGGTCTGGCATGAGGTCTATCGCAAGTGGATGCTGTTCTACACATGCAAGATGCCGGACGACCGTGCCAAGCGGTACTTCAAAGACTTCGACCAGATCGACATGCTGCCTGTACACATCACCCAGAACCTGTATGACCAGCTCGACCAGATTGACGTGGATATTGACGACGTAAAAAACTCGCTCAGTCTCCAGCCTTCTTAAAACTGGCTCGCGTAGCCAAGACGACTGGGGACATCTTCTTTCCAGAGGGCGTTTTGAATGCTCAATGGGACCTTGTGTACGCGCTGAACGAGGCACTCAGTGTACTCTCTTGGTACGAGAATCTGCCAGATGATGAACAGCCCCCACGGGCTATCTGGTGGTCAGACGGACTCATTAGTGAGTGGTTCAGGAACGTTAAAGAAAACCGCAGTAACAAGTCGGGCAGTAAGCGATCTGCGTATGAAGAATCTGAGGACGTTCCGATGTCGGAAAACGAGATGATTGACCGATCTGGACCCATACCGGTGATAAGGGATGAGTAGTCGCAACATCACCTTCCGGTGGCGATCTGACTCATCACAACTCCAGGCAGACTTCGACAAAGTTGCCACCCAAACCAAGCGTGTTCAGCGCGCTCTGCTGCAACTCGGTAAGACTGGTGACGCTGGTCAGATAATCAAATCGACCAATGCTACGTCGGCGGCGATGCAGAAAGCCCAGGGCGAGGTCAAACTGCTCAGGGCTGCGTTCGACCAGTTGTCAGTAGCGCGTGAAGCAGCCCTTAAGAGGGGCACTGGGGTCAACCTTTCTAAGAACATCCGTGAGGTTACGGACACTCCTGGGACAGGGTTCGTTTCCTTAGAGAAAGCCGAAAAACTTCTGGTCAGGCTTCAGCAACTAGCCAAAGGCTACGAGTCTGACATTGCTGGATGGACGGGTGAGCTTCAACAGTTCAACAATCAACTGATAGCCACCAACCAACTCAACCTGCAACTGTCCTCAATCGGTGGTGACGCACTACGGAGTCGGGCAGCTAACGCCACCCAGGGGTTAGGCATTGAGGCGGCGATCCAACAGCGACTCGTTGACTTAGAACGTACTCGGTCGGCCCTGATCGAACGACGTGCAGCCCTGCAACAGAGAGTTTTTGATCAGCTAGACCCAAGTGGACAGGCGAGAGTCCAACAGCAGCTACTCGACCTTCGAGAACAAGAAGGTCAGGCTCTGGCGAGGATCAACGCCCTCCAAGCTCAAAGGGTCGGGGTGGAGGAACGACTAGCCGCGGTCGGATCGAAACAGCTTGCATCAGTGCTGGAGCAGCTTCGACAAGGGCAGACCCTTGCACAGATCAAACAGGCAGGCACGTTGCCGACCACTGGACCTGAAGTCCAGGCTGATATGCAAAGGTTCATCGGTCTTACTGAGCAACTCACCGCTGCACAACAGAAATTGGCGATCACGCAGCAGCGGCTGGCACGACCCGAAGGTGGATTCGGAGCGGTGTCTGGTCGAATTGGTGTGGCCGAGGAATTTGAACGGATCACTACCCAGCTAGGCCAGATGGATCAGGAGATTGCAGGATTCACAGGTGCAGGGCGTCTTGATGAGATAAACAAGGTCGCACCCAAGCTGTTCACTCAGATTCGTCGTCTGAACGAAGTCTCCCAGAAGTACACCGCGACACAACAGGAGATGCAGTCAGCTACGGGGCTTACGGCACGTCAGTACAACAACCTGGCACAACGATCAGCCAACCTAGCGAGACTGCAACAGAGCTTGACGACTTCTGTCGAGAAGGGACAGAGGGCGCTCGCTACGCAGGGGGTGTTGAGGACTCCCAACTTCGATGAAATTACCGCCTCATTGAAAGGCTTCGAGCGAACGTTGATCGGTGCCTTCCGTGGTATCGGTCGTAGGTTCCAGGCGACCCTTCAGTTCAGCCTGTCCGCTGGTCTGATTTTCGGTATCCAGAGGCTCCTCAGAGATTTCATCACCACAGCCATTGATGTGGAGCGTGCATTCGTTGACATTGCCAGCGCGTTGGAGTTCGACATTGAAGCACCGCGAGGTACGGCAGAGTTTCGTGAGCAACTTGAGGACATCAGGCGAGATGTCTTGGACATTGCCAATGAGTTCAACGTGCTACCCACGGTGGCAAACGAAATCGCATTCAAGATGGTCGCCCGTTTCTCGGACGTTGACAACGCTCTGATCGCGACCAGGGCACAGTTGCTTGCGTTGAAGGTGTCAACCATTGATGCAGATGAAGTGTTGCGGTCACTGACAGCCGTGGCTGAAGGCTTCGCCAACGTGGTCCTGACCGACGTGAACTCGGCGTTGACTCTCCAAGAGAGGCTATTGGCGCGGGAGACAGCAGCAGTCCTGAACTTAGGCAAGGCACTAGACCTAGCCACTCGTATCCAGCAGCAATTCGGCATTGACCTTGAGGACACTGTTGAAGGCACCGCCCGTGCTACGGAAACCTTCGAGAGCATGGGTTTCACCATGCAGGAAACTATGTCGATTATCGCGTCAGCGAGCAGGGTGTTGCCTGGTACCGGAGTGCAGATCGCAGAACGTATCGTCCGAGCGTTCGGTTCGTTTACCAGTGATGAAACTCGCGACAAGCTATTGGACCTTGCGGCTGCCAGTGACAATCTGCAACTATCACTTCTCGACTTCGGGAAGGGTGGCAAGTTTGTTCTACAGAAGATTCAAGATCAGATTGATAAACTTGACCCGAAAGAGTTGGTGGAAATCCAACAGATCATCGGTCAGCGACGTGAGCTTGAAGTGGTCGCGGCTGTCCTTGGTACGGCAGACCTACAAAAGGACATGCAAAACATAACTGATGAGGTGGGAGCCGCCGAAGATCGGTTCTCCTTCTTGGAAGGTACCTCCAGAGAACTGATCAACTCTATTTCTGCCCAGTTTGAGTCGTTGGCGACAAACCTGACACAGATTGGTGTGTTGACGCCGTTCAAGCTGTTGCTGTCCTCCGCCAACTTGTTCCTTGAAATAGTCAACAAGCTACTGAGGGGTGTCATCAACCTGATCCAAGCGTTGAACAAGATTCGGATTCCAGGGTTCGGTGGATTGGGCGATGCTCTGACGACCATGCTTGCGTTGGGGTTGGCGGCACGGGCTTTGCTCAGAACAATGACGGCTATCGGTGTAGCACAAGCAGCTTTGGGAATAGGACCGTTGCTCACTACGGGTGCGGCGGCGCTGATCAACCCTCGTACGAACAAACCGTTCGTGTCGGCTGGGGCCAAAGCAGGAGGGGGAGCGGTAGCTGCCGGTCTTGCGATCAAAGGCATCCAGTTCTTGGGTAGATCAGCAGAGGCTGTCGGCAAGGGACTTGTGTTTACGCTTTCAGCGTTGAGGAAGTGGGCTGCTTCTTTGACATTCAACATTACTGCGATAAGAGCCAGCACCGCTGCCTCCTACAAGGTGATTGCAGCCAAAGTCAAGGAGGCGTTTACGTCAGCGCGTGGTGGCAGCACTACGCCCATCCTTACCGGAGCGCAATCCAAGGCACTTGGGATAGCTGCGGTAGTCGCTCTGTTCGTATCGGCGGCTTTTTCAATGCGAGGCAGCATTGTGCAGTCCAATGAGTCGTTTACGAATCACATAGACGCGGTGAACGCATCGCGGAAGGCGATTGAACTGGAAGCTGAAGCCAGGGGCGCTTCACCCGCAGAAACCCGACTCGACGTGGCGAGAGGTGCGTTCGAGATAGCCCAGAATCGAGAAGATACCGGCGGATTCTTTGGCAATCAACTTACGGCCGGGTTCAGGGCCTTGATTCCGAAGCTGGACGAAACACTGAACAACAGTGAGCTTCTCAGGGCACTACTGAAATTCCAAGGCCACGATGTGACTGGCTTGGACACGCTGGATCAGTTGCGAGCGAGAGTGGACTTAGTATCAAAGCAAGCTGACAGAGTGATTGGGGCTGGTGGGTTCGACCGCAAAGCACTGATCCCAGGGTCGGCAGAGCAGAACGACATTTTGGAAGCGATGGCAGCGGAGGAACTGATCCTCGCGTCGATTGCCGAGTTCAGAGACAACGCGAGCAAAATCAAGGGCGGCGACGCGAAGCAGATTGCATCAAATCTGAGTCGTGAGGGCGGCGACATCCTGTTTGAACTGTCGCGAGCAGCCGACCCAGAAGAAGTCTTGGAGATACTTCCACGTCTTGCGGACTGGGCAGCGGCATGGAAGGCGTTGGCCGATTCACAGAACATCACCCTGGAGGGGATTGAGGGGTCGTTGGGTGGCATCCAACGGCGAGCCAGAGCGTTGGCACAGAAGATAGAGATTGGTGACACGTCGTTTGGTACGGGTGAACGCAAACTCAAAGAACTGATTGCTGAAGCGACGCAGTTGAGGGCGGACGCCTCTGATCCAGCGACACAAGAGAAGTTGGACGCAGAAATACTCTCCTTGAGACAGCAGTACACGTCAACCATTGCGGCTCGCTTCGACCAGCAGCGATCAATCAACAACGCGTACGCCACGGAGGAGAATCGTCTAAAGAACAACGTGCGTTCATTGTCTGCCGAAGTTCGATCCTTGACGCGAGCAGGGTCGAGTCGTGAGGCCGGTCGAGTCCAGTTGGAGTTGATTGAAGCGCAAAGGGAACTAGCAGACTTCGCTATCAGCACAATTCGCACACAGTCACAGATCGCTCAACGTGCAGCGAACACACCAGAACAGACGATTGCCATCCTGCGTCGTGAACGGTCACAGTTGATCCGTGCGGCGCTGTTGAGCTTCAACCCAGCGGTCATGGAGTTCGTCGCTCAGATCATTGTCGAGTTGAGCCAGACGATTTTAGAGTTGGTGAAAGACACAGAAACCAGACGACTCGTTGCCGAAGCGCGTGCGTCGGGACCGATTCTCAGTTCACTCAACCGACTCAAGTCCGATTTGATCGGACTGCGTAGGAAGCTGGCCGACGTGGGAGGCAGTTCGGTTGCAGGGCTGGAACTGATCAATCAGATCAACGAGAACCTGGCAAACCAGGCGCTGGAACTGTTGAAAGCAGCCCAGTCATTCACCCTGCTGTCGGCTGGTGTGAACGATTCGATGCTGGACCTGAAAGCACAGCTAGTCAACGTCGGGAAAGAGATTGCCCTGTCTACCCAGATTTACGAAGCGACCTCGGCTCAGGTAGGCGACCTCAAGCGGAAGCAACTGCAACTCCAGAATCAGTTGATCGCCCTGGAGCTAGAACTGCGCGACCTGAACCGTCGCATCGGGTCGGACGTGACCAACAGTCTTGAACAGGCGCAGTTGGACTTGCTGTTGATCATGGAGAAACTCCAGGCCCCTGACCTTGGTCCGTTGGAGAAGGCACGATTGGAGTTGGAGAGGAAGAACGCGGAAGCGGCCGCCAAGCGAGCCTTCTTCGATGATCGGCTGTTCCAGTTGGAATTCGCCTTCGAAACAGGGGAAATAGGGTTGTCCGCATACATTGGAGCGTTGGAGAAGCTCCTTTCCACAGTGGACGTTTCCACCCAGCAGGGCAAAGAGATTTTCTTAGAGATTCAGAGCTTGATTGAAAGTCTTGCGGACGATGCCAGCGATATGGCGTTCAACATTCCTGCCAGCATCCGGCTACCTACTCTGTTCGAGGTGCGTAGAGCGTTGGCCGCTGACCAGCTTGGCGTCAACTATCAGGACAACAGGGTGCAGGATATCAATATCAACGTGTCTGACGAGATTAGCTTGCAGGCTGTCCTTGACGCTCTTGATGCTGCATACGGGAAAGCACCCCAAAGGGTGACGCCTGGTGCTGCCGGAATAACGACTGGACCCTTCTAATGCCACATGTTGCTTGGACCCTGACTGACAATTCATCCGGTTCCCCGGTGGTGTACTCGTTCCCGATCAACCCGAACACATTCGATCCACCGGGACGTGAGGCCAACATCGTCCAAGAATCGCTGACTGCACCGAACGCGCAACCACTCATATTCCAGGGCAGAGACAAAGTGAATACGGGGTCAATGACTGGCCTGGTTAATACAGAGGCGTTCTACCAAGACCTGCAACTATGGGCAGACAAACATTATGTGATGGTGTTGACCGACGACCAGGGGCGCAGTTGGAACATTTTGATTACGTCGGTTAAGTGGACACGTTTGCGGAGAGCCATCAACCAGTCGCGGTTTGATTACACCATTGATTTTCTAGAGGTCGGATAGTGCGGAACGTACCGGAAGAGATGTGGGACGTTTGGGAGAGTGGTTTGTTGGTAGGGGACAACAAGCCAACAGCTAGGGCCACCATATCGAAGCGAGTGTTGAAGCCAGACGGGAATTCACCGTGGCGCACGTTGCTGTTCGGACAGAACCCTGAAACCGTCGAGATGCCCAACATCAGGATGATAGAAATAGACCGTACGTTGGGGGCCGATGCCGCATCCATGCAGATGACAATCCTCAACCTGCGCGCACCGACAGCCGATGACATTCTGGACGATGCCTGGGATGGGGGAACGTCACCTACCCGTCGCGAACTGAAAGACTTGGGTAAGCCGGGGCCGTACACCTTCCGTCGTGGTATCGCTGTTGACGATTCGGGGTTGAACCGTTGGGCGCATGACATTGATGCCACCTGGGTAGACATGCTTATCCCCAACCGTGTGATCCAGACCTTCCAGGGGTACGGAACGGACTTCGCTGGGACTCCAAGCGATGACACGAAGCTGACGTTGACCGGGATATGGCTGATCGACTCGGTGGAGTACAAGGCGGATGCCACGATCCTTATTTCCTGTCGTGACGCAGCCAAGCTGTTGATCGAACAACGTCTGTACCCACCCATCATCCCCATCGACAACTACCCCTTGGAGTTTTGTGCTGACCACATCGACATAAGCGTGTTCCAGGCTGAAGACATAGTGGCATCGACCACTACTGGTGTGACTGAATCGCTTGGTCCCAACGTGGCGAACTTCCTCACGTCTGGCTACAGGTCCTCCAACACGCCCTGGTACGGCGTTAACGGCTCCATTTACGGTCACCGCGCCTCTCACGCCTTCGACGGTGACGAGTCCACCTACTGGCTGTCTGTGGGCAACTCGGGGCCAAGCGTGGGCTGGGCCTTTGAGTGGATAGGCGCTGACACCAGAGGGGAGCCAATCAATCAGGTTCGCTTCAAGCAGAAGTGGGGTGGATACAAGGTATATATCGGCGTGAAGGTGAACGGAGTGTGGCAAGGGTCAAGCACGGTCCCTTATGCCAGCACCTCTAAGCCTGCGTACCCGAACGGGTCGAACATCAAGTACGTCAAGAGCCTCAACACACCCAGAAACAACAACTGGATCACTGTTGACTTGCCTGCCACCTACAACGCTGACGAAATACGCGTGGTGTTTACGAATCTGGCCGACTCCAACCTTGGCACCTATCAGTACCGCGCAGCCGTGTACGAGTTGCGGGCGTATCACTTCCAGCCCTCCACTGTCGAGACAGTTACGACTACCACTACCCCCGATCCGGTGGACGTTGAAACGTTTGTTCCTGGGAACGTTGACGATTACGTGGACATCGTGAAGTTGTTTTGCGCCTGGTCTGGATTCTTTTGGCCCAATGCAGAACAACCCGACCCGCTTCTGGATGAATGGTATGAGGGAACAAACGGACGAGTGTGGGGAGACTTCTTCCAGTCTGGAGCGTTCCCCGTAGACCCTCCGTGCATTGATCCGTCGTACTGGGACAACAAGTCAGTACAGGACGGCATCAATCAGATCAAAGAGATACTGGGATTCATCTTCTACATCGACTCGTCTGGTGGTGCAGTGTTCCGACCGCCGAACATTTGGAAGACCGGCAACTTTGTGCAGGGCTTGGGTTACGTCGGTTACGACTCGTTGAGGACTATTGACGAAACCAAAGTGCTGATGGATTACGGCGTGACGATTGATGACGAGAACCTTCGGTCAGAGGTGATCGTGGTGTCCGCTGATGATCCGTCAGTGTATGGCGTGTTCACGCCGGGGTTTGCTATTGGTGAGACAGCACCGGAAACTCAGGAGGCGAGCGGAGCGCAAGGAGCAGGGTACGAGGTAGATGACTTGTCTCTGTTGGCTGGTCAGCAGCGTCCCATGTTGGTGCCTGATTATCCGTTCGGGACTGCCGACGACCCCAACGCGGCTGTTGCCGTAGCCAAGTTCGCCTATCTGGTGTCCTTGTGGATTCACTGGTCGTACCGCACGTCGTCGTTCCGCATTCCTGGGATGCCCGCGTTTGAACCTGACGATCAGGTGAGAATCTACGAACGCACCACCTCAGAAGTGTACGTCCATTACATACAGGGACTCAGGTCAACGATGGACCTTGAGTCAGGCAGTTGGACGATGGACATAGACACCCACTGGTTGGGCAACGGTCCTGACAGCACTTGGTTGGTCAACGCTAGAACCATGCATCCTGCACTGTTCGCCTATCTGAGGGCGATAGGGCAGATTCCCGACGAGGTTGAGAACGACGAATCCAAGTGGCCTGACGACTGGTTCCTGTACGAGCAGCCAGTAATCACAGAGCCGTACCCGCGGGTTGACGAAGATTACGGTGACTTGTTCCCTCTTCCCCCAGGTTTGGAGTGGCCGTCGAACGATATCGACTGGGAGACAGGCGACGGGTATCCCGACTACACGGTGCCTCCTGATTCAACCGGTGGCGACGGTAGTGGTGGTGGCACCGGTAACAATCGTGGCGGAACGGCACTCAACTGTTCTAACACTGCGAACTGGGCCTACTGGCCGAATGCTGGACCTCCGAACCGAGCGCCTGGATCGAACTGGAGCAGCGGTGACTGCAACCAGAGTCATTTGATTTGGATCAACTTCTGGACCGCCAGTTCTCACGCATCCCAGACCGAAACGATACGACTCAAGGTGGACGAGCGTGGTTACGCCGCATGGTTGGCACTGAGGGTGTTGGTCAGCAGACACAACTACAAAGTAAACAGGAGCATGACAGGTTCGTATAGCTGTCGGCCTGTCAAGCTGATCGGTGGTGGGTATAGCACCAGAAACTGGTCGAACCACTCATGGGGCTTGGCTATTGACATCAACTCAGGTAGTGGTTTCAACCCTCACGGAACACGAGCGACGGTTGGCTCCACGATCTACAAGATTGGCATCGAAGCCGAGAGTCTTATTCGTACGAAGGTCGGGAACCATCGGGTGTTCAAGTGGGGGAACTTCTGGTCTACACCGGACCCGATGCACTTTCAGATTTGCGCGACGCCACAGCAGATCGCGGGTGGGGTCATACTTATGGGGTCTGCGTCTGGTGGGAGCGGTACGGGTAACGTCCAGTGACGTACTTGTCGCTGCATCAGGCAGAGAAGAAGCATGAACGGGACCGTATCCAATGGTCGGACCAGTTCAACATACGATTCGATGTCATTGCTCGCGGGTTGGGTGAGGGACTCATTGAGCCGGTCTATTTCGGTGCGGCGTATGCCAACCCTCCCTTGTTTGAATGGTCTGCGGCGTGGGCCGGTGAAACCCTTATAGACCTGGCGGCGTGGGGAGTGGAACACCCAGAGGTCAAAGCTCTGCGAGCAGCGGGCGGGTCGAGCGTGATCCAAGACCAACTGGCCCCTGATGGTTCGTTTGAAGGTCAGATGTTGTGGAACGACCCGTACATTCCTAAGTGGGACCAATCGGAGTTGTGGCCGCAGCGATATCAGAAGATTGAAGATGATCAGTCGGTCGCCTACAACAGGGCCACGCCCTGGAACAATGGCACCTATACGAACTGGTGGGTACAGGAACCACTCACCAACCTGTGGGCCATCACTGACGAACGTTCACATGAACATAACGTCGGACCAGAGGGGAAGTATTCAGCGAAAGTGACATTGAACAGCAGTGGACTGTCTCCTTGGCTGGTTCCGATCTGGGGCGCGGAGGGGGGCTACTTCGGTCCCTTACCCGCAGACCAGACGCACTTGCTGTTGAAGTCGTACCAGATGCCGATAGCTAGCGGTCAGTGTGGGAGTCCAACGGCACCGTTTGAGAACCCCGACTTACTCATGCACCACGAACTGTGGGTGAACTCGGACAGCCCATGCACCGTCGAATTGGATATGTTGGTGTACAGCGTCGTCTGGCCCAACCCAACCATACGACGCACCGACACGGGCGATAGCGTCTTTTGGCAGTCTGAATGGGAAGACAATCGGGAGTACGAGTTGACCGGTGGTGACTGGGAGCAGGTCTTGTATGAGATACCGCCTCCTTCTCACCTGTGGCCGGGAATCCCTTACCCGCGATACGACGGAGACAACTGGACGCCTGACCCAGAGTATTTTCAGGGCTTACCTGACGAAGATGACTTTCCTGCTCAAGGGATCAGTATCCCTGCTCGGATTATGTTTCGTGTGAAGGGTCAGCCAGGGCAGGAAGTGTTCCTTGACGACGCTCTCTTCTATCCCAGACTCGTAGGTTCTGACGCTCCTCTGATAACGGTGGGCGTACACGAGTGGATACAAGACGAAGGTGGAGCCTACGTGGGGGCCAAGCTGTGGGTGAAGATAGACACGTCGGCACCTCTCAGGACGTGTTTCTTGTTCGGGAAGGACACCTAATGCGTATCGTGGTAGAGCCTCCATCAGTAGACGACTTCCACGGTCTAGTCCCGCATATTCGGTCACATGCTCTAGCTGAACGCATCATCAGTTCGGGTGCTGTGTTTGTGTGTGCCTATAACGACAACGGGGGAATGGTGGGGGTTATTTGGGCGCATGGTGACGGACGTAGCTGGCTGTCCACAGTATATGTGACTCCTCCCGCGCAGAATCGTGGGATATCGCGTCGCATTCGTCAAGACCTTGTTGACGAGCTTGCGCGGAGGACCGTGGGTGATGGTTTTCTGTACGGCTTTTACAAGGACGAAGCCTTCGCCCAGACCAGGAACCGAGCGACGGGTTACGGAGCGGTAGTGACAGACGCACGCGTCATGACTGAATTCACTGGCGTCCTGAAGATCAAGGGATCAGCGTGACTTCTCCCCCTCGCGACAGGGGCGCATCCATAGTCATTGGCGAGGTGCTTCCATCAGCCGCCGAAGGTCAATGGTTCATGCGAACAGTCGGAGTATTCCCGAATGCGGCCGATCTGTCATCGGCGGTACTTTTGAACAATGGTGACGTATGGCTGAGTGTCTGGGGTAAGAGGTGGTATCCCAACAACACATTCTTTGGTGGTCATGGTCAGTGGGTGGGAAAGGTGACGCCCGAAGGGTGTATTCAGTACAGCGGCAACCATTGGGCTGTTGCTGACGCATCCGACGACGGAACGTACGGGGCTGAAGGTTACGCCCTGGACGAGTGGTTCCTACCCACCCAACGACTCCAGACAGGGTCCACCCCAAGAAAGTACCCACTCCTTACGGACGGAACCTCCATTTACTTCCCGTCGTGGCCGATAAGCAGGACCGGGGGCCATACTTTCGACGGAATCCGATGGTGGAAACTGGACCCCGACACAGGGTATGCCACCTGGATGGCAGGAGCGCCGACGAATGGCACCTTCTCCTACAACGATCCGATAAGAGACAGTCATGTGGGACGACAGGCCGCGATAGGTGAAATGTATGCGTGGACTATCGACGAGAACTACATCTACTGGAGCCAGAAGACGCCTTCAAGTCTTGGCGATGGTCTAGTCATTCGTCGTATGAACCTTCATGGGAGCCATCCAGTCACGACCCTTCCTGGCTTGGACTCTTCTCCTTCGTGGTGGGTCGTGGCAGCCGACGAGGAGATAATCAATTCATCGACGGGCATACCTCAACGATTCAACAGTGACGTGTGGCTCAAGGAACATGAGGACTTCCGTGAGGATGGAGGCGCGATGGTCCTTCGTAACGGGTGGATATATTTTGCCAACGGACCATCGTTGCGACGGATGCCTGTTGACGGCGGAGCCGTGCAGACCTATCTGTGGGGTTATTCGTGGGACGGAACCACCTATCCCACCGACAAGAGAGACAACCTGCTCGACTTCTCAGAAACTCCTTCTGGTAGCGATGTGGAGTTCCAAGAAGGCGACCCTGAACGTCCAGCGTTAGGAGTCCCAGACCTTGAAGGGCTGGATGTGTACGACGGTGCAGCATTGGTTGGGAGCAAGTTTTTCTTCATGACCCAGCGAATCTATCCACAGATTGCATACTTCGATCTGGACGAAATGGACGCCAAGTATGCGGTGTCGGGTCCTAGACGAGTCAACCGTGTTTCACCCGAACATCGTACAGTGGTGAATGGGTCGTGGCATTCGTCGCGTGGCTCCAACTACTACCCAGACTTCGGCAAGATGATTGCTGCTGGATCATGGAGGGACGCGTCGGCTAACCCCATCATTGGGTTCCCTGGCACTCTCGGGCTGATGGCGAACCCCAGGGTTCCAGGCTGGGAACAGCGCGTGTTGATATCGCACGGTGAGTTCTCAGACTTGTGGTGGCCTTCGTCGGTAGCGGCTGTTGTCTCCTACATCGAAACTATGGAGACAGGCAACGTGTACAACCTGAATATCAGCTTCACGGGTGACTTGCTGAAGGGGTACGCCGCTGCTCGCGACATGGAGCCGCCGAGCGCACAGGAGGAGGTGATCCTTAGCTGATGGCTGATGCTGGATACCGTCGTATTCGTCGTGCGAACACTCGGACGAAACTGGACCGAGGTCAGTGGGCAGGGACACAACGCCTCATCGTCACTGCTGATTTCGTCGGCGTTGGATCGGAAACGTTCGACGTAACGTTTGGCACCGTGTTCGAGGGGCCACCCCTATTTA